CTGACCGCGAAACAGTGGGCCATGTTCTCCTCCACGCACTTTGAGGAGGGGTATGTCCTGAACTGCCCAGACGTGATTGACGCTTACGATAAGCGGATGGGGAAGGCTGGGGCGTCATGATCGACGGCTGGGGAGTATCGTTGCCTGATTGCTGGCTCAGTGAATGGATGATCATGGGTGAATCATTGTGGAGACAGTTTCTTGACGAGGAGGTCACCGACCTCCAGATGGCCCTGCTTTGCGGCGGGGTGTATGGGCTGATGGCCGAGTTTGAAAACTGGCTGCAGCGCAAGGGCCTGCTGAAGACCGAAGAGGATTTCGCCAAGGAGGCCGTTGCCAGCGTGCCGTCCGCAACCACGAATACAAGCGTGTGGCCATGTGGTCTCGGGCAGATGAGCTTCCTTGACTGGGCCGCGAAAGCGTTCAAGGAATTCTCCGTGGTTGAACGGAGTGATCATGTCATCTACAGGAGATACAACAAGGCTACCCGGTGCCTGATTCCACAGCGCCTCGACGAGCTTCCGTTCAAGGCGGATGCAGGAGGGGCGGACGTATATGTCTGGACAGCGAGAGAGCCGCTTCCGTTTTAAGGTGATATCATGACCGCACCACTGGCACTGAAGCAGGGGGCAGAAGGCGAGCAGTGCCAAGTCTGCAGCCATGGCTTTCCGAAGGAGATCCGGCTGGAGACACCGTACTTTTGCCGTCAGCACAAGGAGCTTGTTCCGCGGACTGGGACGTGCTGCCTGTTCCGCCGGGTGACGCTTGAGGAGTGTGAGGAGTGGGCCGATAGGCTACTGGGGAGGGCGAAGAGTGATTGAAGGCCGACTCGGAATAATTGGCCACGGGATGACATACGGCGCATTGGGCGCCAACAAGGAGGGCAAGATGGAAGAGTTGACGATGAAGCAGGAGTGCACAGGGTTGCGGAGCGACATTCAGAGCTTGAAGATCAAGATTGCTGATTTGCATGATCATGGATCATTCAAAGGGCCGGATATGCGGCTGGCCTGCGGCGAGTGTCCCGATAGCCAGAAGGCGAACATGCACGCGAACATCACGCTGGCATTCCGTCAGCTTGAGGACGCGCGTATGCGTCTGGGCAAAGTGATTCAGGCCGCCATGGGCGGAGTGAGCATTTACGACGAGGCATAGAGATCATGGAGAAGTCCGGCGCCAAACAGCTTCCCCCCGGCTACAAGGAGCGGTGTGATCGCCACACGCGCTTGATGATGGGTGAGGCTAAGAAGATCTGGAACATCGTCCGCGAGTTCTGCAGCGACTCGTATGTCGCGCAGGCTCAGGATGATGGGCTCACGGTGAGGATCTACAAAGGCGAGGCGCCGGACTGCCTTGACTGCAATGATCGAAAATGGATGGTGCGGGCGGTAGAGCGACACAAGGGATTCTTGATCCCTGAAGTGTTTGCCTGCCCGCGGTGTAACGAGGGCGGCATGGAGCCGCCGAGACTGGAGAAAACGGATGCCGCTGACAAAGGTTAAAGCCGGATCGAATATGTATCAGGGCTGGGTCACTCACACCCACACCCATCTTGGGGGCGTGTGCCCGCATGACTGTAAATACTGCTACGTGCAGGCGATGGAGCGGCGCTTCAAGCATGGCCGCTACGTTGGCGAGCTGAAGCTGATCGAGAAAGAGTTTAAGGCGCAGTACGGCGAGGGTAAGACAATTTTCATGGAGCACTGCAACGACCTGTTTGCAAAGGCGGTGCCGGAGGAGTGGATTAGATCCGTTCTGGATCACTGCAAGCAGTGGCCGGAGAATGAGTATGTCTTCCAGACCAAGAACCCAGCGCGGTATGATCAGTTCCTTTCACGGATGCCTCCGCGGCGGCTCCTCGGGTGCACCATCGAGACGATGAATGCTGGTGTCGCCTCCGCAGTCTCAAAAGCTCCTATCCCGCTACGGCGCGCCAACGCTATGCGCAAGCTGTCGGAGGCTGGGGAGCGTACCTTCATCACCGTGGAGCCCATCTTGAGAGGGAGCCCCGGCCTGCTGGCCAACGTGATTGCCTCCATCAAGCCGGACTTCGTGAACATAGGCGCTGACTCGAAGGGGTCCGGTCTGGATGAACCGAGCGGGGCGGATGTCCGCACGCTCATAAAGCTGATCAACAAACGCGGTATCGAGATCCGCGCGAAGAGCAACCTCGGGAGGCTGATCGATGGATAGGAGAAACTTTCTCAAGGGGCTGGGGCTGACAGTAGTCGGTGTGGCCGTGTCGCCCAAGCTGGTGCTCGGCGGTGGCGCCGCGGTGTGCGTGATAGAGAATATCGAGTGCTTGCGCAATATGCAGATCGAGAGCTTGCGCAGTCAGCTCTTAACGGGAAATGAATATCAATGGCGAGGCATAGCGCGGGTGGATGCTGTGAACCATGCGATGTACTGGGTATTCCTGTCCAAGGAGCGCCACATGATCCCAGAGCATATCGAAGCCATGGAGCGTCAGGTTGCGATTAGCTTCCAGCTCAAGAAGGACGTAGCTATAAAGCGCTTTGAATATCCCTAGACCGTGGCCGGATGGCCAGAGATCGCGCCGGAGGAGAATTACGCCTCTTTCCGGCTACCAGAAAATACTGTCCCTCTCTCCCCAGCGGGAGTAGTGTGACGAAATAGGAACAACAACGGAGGATGCTATGAGTAAGCCAGTCCCGACGAGAATCCTTGATCGACTCGACAACGATTTCACCTACCACGCCCCCGGCGGCGATCAGGTAGTGCGCTACGGCACGTTGCGCGACAAAGGCAAAGAGCTGGCCAAGCTCATTGCAGAGCTGTCTCCCGAGTCCCGCGAGCAGTCCCTCTCCCTCACCAAGGTTGAGGAAGCTATCTTCTGGGCCAATGCGGCGATAGCACGGAATGAGCACCACGATGCCTGATTGTATCTGGACAACCCCAGCCCACTATCGACTGTGCCGCTCGGATGGCGGCATATACCCGTGGCCCGCAGTTGGCACGCCGCGGCGCCGGACGTTTGTCTCTGCCGAAACCACCCTCACCCGCATGGAGACGGGCCACTACATGGCCCACGAGAACGGGAGCATCAGGGCCCGCATTCTGATACCGGATCATCACGTAGTCATGACAAGGGAGAAAAATGGAAGCATCGAGTAAGCACGAGGCGATATGCAACCGCTGTGGCGAATGCTGCAGGATTAAGGTGATCACGCCGGACGGACGGCCTATGCCTTCCGCGGAGTTCTGTCCGTGTCTGGATCTGGAGACCAAGCGTTGCCGGGTGTACGAGCACCGCTTCTCCGTCCTGCAGTTGGTCGATGGTAATCACTGCATGACTGTGACCGACGCTATCATGCGTTGCCTCGTCCCTCCGTCATGCGCCTACGTGCCAAAACGCTTTCCAAGCATGGAGTTTGATGCCGAGCTGTACCGCAAGAGCGTGGCATGGCCGGATCGGTTACGCCTGAAGGCTCAAGTAGTAGCTGGGCGCAAGAAACTGAAGCGGTTGCTCAAAGAGCACCCAGAATGGAAAGGGGAATCTGGCCGGACGTAAGGCTGCGACCATTAGAACCGCACCGAACATTACACTCATAAACCCTTCAGGGTATTGTTGTACATGTGCGTCGTTGACTGGTTAGGTCTTGCGTCCGGTTTTCACTATGGAAGCAAAAGCAAATCCAACAGGGTTACGAGTCGCAAAGAAGATCTCACGTCACGAGCTGGGCCTCCGGGTCAATGATCTGCTGGGCCACAATCAACAGCTCGCTATGCACATGGCCGCCTGTCACCGCGTTATGAAGATGGCGCATATCGAGGCCTGTACGGGGTATGACGCCCTGAACCTGTCGATCCTTCCCAGCGACCGGAAGAACCGGAAGCGCTTCGAGGATATCGCCACACTGCTCGGCCCGTTCTGTGTCGAGCCGCCAACAGAAGAGGAGCAGGAGCATGAAGATAGAACCAAAAGTGCTAAGAGGGAAGGTCAGGACGGTGGACGTAGCGACGGGGAAGGTGGCGAAGAACGCGAACCGGAAACCGCTTGATGGTGGTGGCTGGCCGACGAATAAGAAGGGGTGGGGCATGGCCCGGCGCCAGTCAATGCACGTAAACGAGGACGAATGAGCACCGCCTTAAAACCGCGAAACATCCACTACGTTGCAGAGCCGACCGCTCACAAGTTCCACCTGTCGGATGCCTTCGTGCGCGGGATCCGCGGGCCCATTGGATCCGGCAAGTCCTCCATGTGCTCTATGGAGCTGATCATGCGCGCCATGGAGCAGGAGGCCTATGATGGCGTCCGGTACTCCCGTTGGGCCATCATCCGGGGCACCTATCCCCAGCTCAAAGACACCACGCTACGCACCTTTCAGGACTGGTTGCCTGACGAGATGTGCCATATCAAGATGCAGCCCCCTTTTCATGGGATGTGGGATATGGAGCTGGCCGACGGCACCCGAGTACACGCCGAGTTCATTTTCCTTGCCCTTGACCGTGAGGATGACGTAACCAAGCTGAAGTCACTTGAGCTCACTGGGGCGTGGCTCAATGAAGCGTGCGAGATCAATAAGGCTGTTTTTGATATGTCCGTAGGCCGCGTGGCCCGCTATCCGCCGGAGCGTCTCGGGTGGCCTACATGGTCCGGCGTCATCTTGGACACCAACCCACCGGATGATGATAGCTGGTGGTATGAGATAGCCGAAGTCGAGAAACCGCGCGGGTACGAGTTCTTTGCGCAGCCTCCGGCCCTTCTTGAGATCCCGGCCAAGACCGCCAAGGATCGCCCCATGTGGGTGCCAAATATGGGGCAGGGATCCTTCGATCCTGTTGAGAACATCACCCATTTGAAGCTGGGGTATGACTACTACACGAATCAGGTCCCCGGCAAAACGCGCGAGTGGATCAGAGTCTTCCTGCAGGGGTTCTATGGCAACTCCATTGAGGGCAAGCCAGTTTACCCAGAGTACAATGACGATGTACACGTAGCCGACGAGGAGATGAAGCCGCAGAGAGGCATGCCCCTGATCGTGGGGTTGGACTTCGGGCTGACTCCGGCCGCTGTATTCATGCAGCAGACCCCGCACGGTCAGATACGGATCCTTGAAGAGCTCTGCGCTCTGGACTCCGGCATAAGGCGCTTCGCGCGGGACGTGCTCAAGCCTCATGTCAGGACCCACTACAGCGACATGATTATCGAGTACATCAGTGACCCAGCCGGAAATCAGCGCGGCCAGACGGACGAGTCAACTTGTATCGAGATCCTCGGAGAGGAGGGGATATCCGCGGAGATGGCCGAGACGAATCTCTTCTCCCGGCGCCGTGAGGCAGTGGCCAAGGCCCTTACCACGATGATTGACGGGCGGCCGGGGCTGCTGGTGAACGTGAAGGCCAAACTGGTACGCACTGGGTTTGCTGGCGGATATCGCTACCGCAAGATGCGGATGCAGACCGGAGACGTGTACGCCAACGAGCCGGAGAAGAACAAATGGAGCCATCCGGCTGACGCGACTCAATACGCTGTCATGCGGCTGATAGGCAGTGCAGGCGGTAGAAGCGGAGGCAGTCAGGACCAAAGCCAGTACCACGGCGGGACACAGGATGCCTACCCCGTTCAGGTAGAAAGTGCAGAGGGGTGGGCGTAATCGTCTTGACTTTAACGGACCACTATGGTAGGTGCCATCCCATGATGAAGCCGAATCAGGTATAATATCAGCCATAATTCTTTTTGGAGTCAGAGCATGTCTTCTTGTTCATATTAGCTTAGACAATTTGCAATAGTCCGGTGTACCGACGGGTGCGCGGGGCCAAGTTTCTTGAAGAGAGCCCATACGGGGGCCGTATTCCTCGTGTGGGCTCTCTTTATTGCTACAGGGAACAATCTATGCCCACGTCTACCGAGATCATCGGCAAGGTCGCAGAGCAGAACCCCACCAACATACGTTTTGTGCCCAATAATGCTATCGTGGCCGCAGAGCGCGAGGCCCAGCAGGCTCACCGAGATCAGATGAACCCGATCTTTGTTGACCTCGGCGGGCATATCGATTCCTGCTTCGAGGCAAACCGCACCTACCGCGAACAGTCCGGCATTGATCAACTGATGCTCAATTCGCTCGCACAGCGAAACAGCGAGTACACGTCTGACAAGCTGACCGAGATCGTGAAGCAGGGCGGCTCCCAGATATTCATCGGCCTGACCGGAGTCAAGTGCCGCGCTGCAGAGGCGTGGATCAATGACGTGATGGTAGGCGAGCAGCGGCCATGGCGCCTCAAGCCTACTCCCGAGCCGGATCTCCCCGGATTTGCAGAGCAGATGATCGTCCAAGAAGTCATGAGAGACTGGGAAGAGCAGCTCCAAATGGGCGAAGTGATGGAGGACAAAGACTCCTTCGATATGGCGTACAAGATGCGTGAGGCCATTGAGCGCGAGATGCACGAGGAGGCCGAGAAGCGCGCGACCAAGATGGAGACCCGCATTGATGACAAGTTTACCGAGGGCGGCTTCAAAAAGGCCTTCGATGACTGTATCTCGGATATCGTCACTCTCAAGGCTGGGATCATAAAGGGCCCGATCCTACGCAAGAAAAAGAAGATCAAGTGGCGTAAGAGCCTGATCGACGGCCGCACCGTTCACCAAGTAGTCGATGAAGTCGCGCACGAATGGGAGCGGGTGAGCCCGTTCGACATGTATCCGTCGCAAGGATCCACCACTTGTCAGGATGGCGATCTGGTAGAGCGATGCCGATTCACCCGCAAATCCCTCCTCGATCTCCGCGGGACACCCAACTACATCGATGACGCTATCGATCTCGTCTTGAAGCTCTACGGCGCCGGAGGCATACGGAGCACATGGACCTCCACCGATCAGGAGCGCGCCAAGCTGGAGGACAAGGGCGATATCACGATGAAGGACCGCAACTCCATCGAGGGCCGCGAATACTGGGGCAGTGTTCAGGGCACCATGCTGATTCAATTTGGGTATCGCAAGGACGGCCACGGGAAGAGTATCGAGCCGCTCAAGGACTACGAGATCAATGCGATCAAGGTCGGCGCCTACATCATCTACGTCACTGTGAACCATGACCCACTCGGCCGCCGTCCCTACTCGAAGAGCGGCTGGGGCAAGGTGCCGGGCTCGTTCTGGTATCAGGGCGTGCCGGAGCTCATGAGTGATCTGCAGCGGATCTGCAATGCAGCCGTCCGCTCCCTCGTGAACAACATGGGTGTCTCTTCGGGCCCGCAAGTCATTATCGATGATATCACCCGTCTGGCCAAGGGTCAGAACATCACTACGCTCCGGCCGTGGAAGATCTGGCAGTTTGTAAACAGCATTCGCTCGCAGATCAAGGCAATCGACTTCTTCCAGCCGGTCTCCAATGCCACCGATCTCATGGGAGTCTTCGACAAGTTCATGCAGTTGGCCGACGATTTCACAGGGATCCCCGCCTATACCTACGGCAATGACGGAGCTGCAGGCGCCGGACGGACGGCCAGCGGCCTCTCCATGCTGATGAACAGCGCCGCTCGGGGGATCAAGAAGGTTATCGGGCGCCTTGACCTACATCTTCTGGGCCCATCGATCATGAAGGAGTTCGAGTGGCTGATGCTCTACGATCCCGACGAGTCGATCAAGGGCGATGTCACCGTAGAACCACAGGGCATTCTCGCAATGATCATCAAGGAACAGATGGCCTCCCAGCGCCTTGAGTACCTCGCCGCCACAAACAACGAGGCCGACTTGGAGATCATGGGTGTTGAGGGCCGGGCGAACCTGCTCCGTGCCGCGGCGGATCCCCTGCAGCTCGGGCCGAAGCCTGTTGTCCCGAGTGACGAGAAGATTCAAGAGATTGCTGAACGGAAGAAATCCATGCAGCAAGAAATGGAAGCGCTTGAGTTGGAGGCAGCCCGAGCGCAAGCCAGTCCACAAACACAACCCCAAGCATAGGAGAAAGCCTCATGAAGAAAAGCATCATACTCGCAGCCATCATAGGCGTCATATTCGCGGGGGCAGCCTTGGCCGCCGACCGTGAGCGATACAGTGTCCGAGAGCTGAAGATCGGCTATCCGCTAGTGGAGATCACGTCCACGGGGACTGAGCTCAACCTCATGGATGGGGTCACGGCCACCACAGAAGAGCTGAATGCAGCCGACGTGTCGGCACTGACCAACGCCGTTGGAAGCAATGCTGTTACCACGGTAGTCGAGACCATTCAGCCTGTTCAGAAACTCGTAATCACGATGGCGGCCGTTACGCTGACAGCAACGGACTCAAGCGCAGAGGGAGAGAGCCAACAGATTGGAACCTTCCCGGCTGGCAATATCGCTGTTCTGAGTTCCGTCGCCAACATGAGCGTTGTTTCATCTGCTGGAGCCACGAATGTTTTTGTCATGTCAGTGGGTACTGTGGCCGCAAGCGATCATGCCGATCTTACGAGTACGGAAGTCGATCTGATCCCATCCACGCAGCTCGATACTACAGGCGGGACGATCCTGACCAACGATTTTGATGCGGTGTTGGGCGCCCCTGCTTCATTCGATGGTACGACCACGGCTAAGGCTATTATCCTCAACTACGGCATTGCGGATATTGACATGGATGACAATGTGACCAACTCGGTCACAGGTTCACTCACGCTCATGTACGTGAATGGCGGCGACAACTAAGGACCCATGAAGCGCTACGAAGAATCTACGAAGGAACGGCAGCTCGTACAGGCGATGGTCAACATGCGCCTACGCTGCAGGACCGAATACACAACTCTCCTGCAATGGTTCAAAGACTCGCGTCAGGACCAGCAGGATACAAATGACGAGCTTTCGGGTGATGAAGCCTCAAAGGGGAAGGGTTATTCCCTTTGCCTGCGGGACCTTATCACGGATTTAGAGTCATGTACGGATAGTCTGGCTGCTATTCAGGCAGGAACCGAAGCATGACCTTTTTGAACAAAACCGCTGGGATACCGTACTGCGGACCCGGCACCGTGCATACCCGTTAGGGAGCACAGAGGAGTATGATGGACGGAATCCCAGATGCAGTAGCACAACAGGCAGTGGAAGCAGACGTGGCACTTGCAGCAGAGGCAAAAACCCGAGCTACAGGTACGCCGACGCCCCCCCAACCACCCGTGGCACCAGTCGCGCCGGATAGCGGAAATCAGCCTCCGCACCAGCCCGCCGCCACGATTCAGGATGGGAATGTAGTGACGATTGCGGATCTTGGACGCGCAAGCGCCCCGGCCGCTCCCGGCACACAGCCGCCTCCGGCACTTACGGCAGAGCAGCAACTCGCACAGTCGGATCAACGCTGGCGCACCGCGCAGGGCATGATTGCGGCCAAGGACAAAGAGTTGGCAGAGCTCCGCGCAAAGCCACCGGAAGCAGCAGCACCCCCACCGCCAAAGCCCCCGGTATTCTCCGGCGACAGCGCCTATCAGTCCCACCTGACCGAAACGGAACGGGAGGACTATGATAGTCGTGATGAAGCACTCGGCGTTTCTGGACGCGCGGTACTCGGGATCATAGAATCCGAGTTTGCCGGGCTCCGGGCCGCGCTTGAAGGTCGTATTGACACATTGGATCAGTACAGGCTTGAGAGCGAGCACTCCGAGCAGGAAGATGCCGTGTGGAGCGCCGTCGAGGCGATTTCACAGGGGGCGAGAGATATCAACAAGTCCACGAATCCAACGTGGCTTGAGTATCTCCGTGGACCAGACCCCAACAGTCCCAGCCGAACCCTCCAAGAGAGCGCACAGGCGTTCTACGAGGCTGGCGCCATTCGGGATCTGGCTTCCATAGTTGATGCCTACAAGCAGCAGTATGGCTGGTCTCCGCAGGATTCGTCCGCAGCAAACTCCGAGATGATCAGCGGCCAACTAAAACCCGCACGGTCGAGTGGGAGCTCGATGCCAGTGGCAACTCAGCAACCCTTGATCCCCGAGTCGGAGATTAAGAAGTTCTATGAGGACCGTGTAAAGGGCGTGTATGACGGCCGCGACGAAGAGGTAGCGAAAATTGAAGCCGCTATCGAACTGGCAGAGACGGATGGGCGTATTCTGGTAGGGGAATAACCTCCCCCTGCTTGTCCAGCCGTAGCCGTGTCGATACTGGCATGTGAAGAGAGGTAACATTATGTATCCAGTTTCAGCAGGAACACGGAACATTGCGGCTACAACGATGCGCTATGTGCCCACCCTCTATTCGGGTAAACTTCTGGTGAAGTTCTATGCCCGTTCAGTGGTGGCGGCGATATCCAATACGGATTACGAAGGCGAGATTAAGGAACAAGGCGATACCGTCTACATCCGAACCACGCCGGATATCACCATACGAGATCACACCAAGGGTCAGGCCCTTGTGCACGAGCAACCCACGAGCACCCCGACTTCGCTCCTGATTGATCAGGGCAAGTATTGGGCGTTCGCTACGAACAAGATCGATGACAAGCAGACGGACATCAAGAAGTACACCGAGAACTGGACTGACGATGCCTCGAAGCAGTTAAAGATCGCCATTGATACCGACGCGCTCGGTACGGTGTACGCAAGTGCCCACGCATCCAATCAGGGTGCCACGGCCGGAGCCATCTCCGGCAACATCAACCTCGGAGTTACGCTTACTCCCATTGGTCTGACCACCGCGAATGTGCTGGAGTACATTGTGGCTTGTGGTCAAGTCCTTGACGAGCAGAACGTACCGGAAGAGGGACGCTGGATGGTTATCCCGGCGTGGATGAACTCACTGATCAAACTGTCCGACCTGAAGGACGCCTCGCTCGCCGGAGACGGCACGAGCATCCTGCGTAATGGTCGTATCGGTGTGATCGACACGTTCACCCTGTACAAGTCCAACCTGTTGTCCACGACTTCAGATACGGTGTCAGGATCGACTGTCACCTGTACAAACTGCATCTTCGGCACCAACCACGCGATCACCTTCGCGGCACAGTTGACCGAGAATGAAAACCTGCCGAACCCGTTCGGTTTCGGGACTCTGTTCCGTGGCCTGCAGGTCTACGGTTTCGAGGAAATCAAGCCGGAAGCACTGGGCTGGTTGTACGCCTACAAGGCGTAGAGTCCGTAGTTTCGGGAATACAGAAAGAAGGAGTTGAATCATGGGAACATCAGCAGATTCAGTTGAAACAGTTGCTCGGGGTGCTTTTCCTGCTCTGGCGGCTAAAGTGGGGGTGGTCGAGGCGACCATCAATCTCGCTACGGTGAGCGCGGAGCTCGTTGCGGATGGCGAAGGTGTCTTGGACGATGGCGACATCATCCAGTGCCTCAGTCTCGCACAGGGAACCGTTGTTCTAGCCGCAGGTATCGAGATCATGACCACGGTGGTAGGCGCTACGGCGCTGCCCGTTGGGCTCGGTATAACTGGGGGTGACGTGGACGCATTCGTGACCGAGGTAGACATCGGATCGAGTACGTCTTACGTGGCTACGGATCACTTGCCGCAGAATCAGGCAGTGGGCCCCGTGGTTATCGGGGACGGGGCCGCGGGGGCGACCACCGATACCATCGACATCCTGATCGGCACCCAGACGGGTGACGTGACTGCGGGCGTTCTGCGTGTGTGGGCCGTCATTGCCGACATGGCCGACATGAGCGGTTAACATTCGTTAACCCCGGAACCTAACCGAGCGGGCGGAAACTCCCGTCCGCTCGGTTTTTTTACAGGAGGCGAGCCATGTTTCACCTACGCCGTCACATCACCATTCTATCTATTCTCATGGCTTGCACTGGGTATGGCGCACTCCCACGCAACCACACGGTCTACTATCACACGACCGAGAGCGACCGGGCCCCCCAGTTCCAGAACAACGACGGCATAGGAGAAGAGTCTACCGTCCGGTATTACCTGTATCAGGAAGACGATACTACGTTTGATGGAAGTAGCCACACATGGGCGTATAAGTGGAGCACCGCGCACGAGCGGGCTCTCGTGGGCGCCATGTACTCCGTTGCCTCCTCCAGCGTGACAAGCACCTACGTTGAGTTCACATTCTCAACAAACAATTTCGCTACCAACGTGAACTATGGCTATGCCAGTGTCATTATGGACGGAGTAACCGTCTTTTGTGAGGGCAGTCAGACCGTCTATACGTCTCCGGGGATCTCAATCACTCCAAGCGCATTTCCAACCTATAGCGTGCTTCTAAGCCTATACACCTTCATAGGAACCTTCCCCAACGCCAATCTGGACAC